TCTCCTCTCAAGTAAAGATTGGCCAGTTCAGCATCATTTGATCCACCAGCTGCAAATAAATAGTTTTGCTCGAAGGGTTTGCCTTGCGCATGATCGTATGCGCCCTTAGGAAGCAAGAAGGGGCGTGTTGGTCTTCTGCCAGCCTGGCCGGTGTAATTCGAGGCGACGTTGTCTGGACGCTTCTTTCCATCAGCACCTGTGTAAAAAGTTTTCCCTGCAGCGACGTTCAGGGAATCAGCTGCCTTGCCGCCAATCTCAACACCAGCTCCGGCAAGAGTTGTACGAATCTGCCCGTCGGTATAGCCAGCTGCTCTAGCTCGATTTAGAGCAGACAAGCCAAAGCCACCGCTGCCCATTTGGTCTTCTGCACCCGAAAAATTTGTCGGGTCAAAAAACCGGCCAGTGGGCGGCAGGCCATAGTTGCCTGAGTAATTAGTGCTTTGCTTGGCGGCATTGTCAAACATCGACTGGGCCTTAGCCCCAACCGTGTAGCCCTTGCTCCTGGCTTCTGCCTGAATTTGCCCAAGGCTTTTACCAGCGTCTAACTGCTGCTGTACATAGGTGGCTCCAATACCAGTCCTTTGACCAGACCCTTGAGCCGCTGCAGCTGGGGCGGGAGCCGCCCCGCCTCCACCTCCACCGCCGCCACCACTGGCGAACATTGCCGCAGCTGCTGGACCGACGGTGTAGCCCCTGCTCGCTGCTTCTGCCTGGATGGACGCCATAGAGCGTCCAGCTGCCATTTGATTGCGAACGTAGTTCGCGCCAATACCTGTACGTGCCATTTAGCCGAAGCGAGATGAGTAGTGACTGCTTGTGCCTGCGCCCCTTGCAAGGCCGGAAGTGCTGCGTCGCCTCGTTGACTGAGTGCGATCAGCACTATTTATTCGCTCAACTACAGGGCCTTTGTTCCGGAGAACGCTGTCGGTCAGACCGCCTTCAGCCTTGGCCATTTCAGTGATCTCCGAGCTCCGCTCCCTTGGAGCCTCAAATGCCTGCTCGCCGCCAGTTAGGCCGCCAACAGCAGCCGTACGCTTTTGATTAGCGCCACCTGATGTCGCACCACTCCTGAGTGCACGCAGCTGCTGCCCAACCGCTTGCTCCCTGTACGTATCGGCCTCTTGTTTGGCCATGTCGTAATCGGCGGACTTTTGGTTGAACTTCTCCTGAAATTCGTCAGCCAAGCCTTGAGCCTCTTTTGCTTTGTCTTGGGCCGTCTTGGTTGCGGTTAGCTGAGTGTTGTATTGATTCGTCAGATTGCTGATTTGGTTTTGGTAGCCACTCATCTGGCTTTGGAAGTTGCTGATCTGATTTTGGTAATTGCTCAGCTGAGATTGATAGCTATTGGCACGGCTATTGGCCGCAGAAATACTTGCTTGAGCTGCACTTTCTGCTTGAATGCCAGCCCCGATCATGTCTCTGGCACGCTTACCTACTCGATACCCTCCAAGCGAGGCCTGGATCTGCGCATTTGAGTACCCTGCCGCTCTTGCCGCCGCATAAGAGTGTCGGCCAAAACCAGCCTTACCGTCGTTCCAGGTTCTTTTGAACTGGTTAAAAATATCAGCCATTAGCTAAACCTCGATGCGTAATAGCCTCCACGCGCAGAACCGCCTGCACCAGTGCTCGCTCCAGGGTTGCCACCCTGGCGAACAGGAGCCTTAGCTATCCGCTGCACGACAGGTCCCTTGTTTGACAAGGCTCCGCTCTCAGCTCTGATGTTCTTCTCTACGTCAATCCTGTTTCCATCGTATTTTTGTACGCCCTTCTTACCGCCGGTCAAACTTGCTTGACCGCCTGCAGTCTGGTTGCCACCGCCTGATGTTGCACCAGATCGCAGTGCTCTCAGTTGTGCGCCGACTGCCTGATCGCGGTACATCTGGGCTTCTGCTTGGGCTGTTTCCCAATCAGTTGTCCGCTTATTGAATTGATCCTGCCAGTCATCAGCAGCAGTTTCAAATTCTTTGGCCTTGTCTGTCCATGTTTGAACTTGGCCGAGTGCGTCTTGGTATTGCCCTTGGAGCCCAGTGATCTGGCTCTGATAACCCTGCATCTGGTTATTCAGATTACTGATCTGGCTTTGATACCCCTGCACCTGACCTTGCAGGCCTTGTAGCTGGCCACTCAACTGAGCAACTTCGTTCTGATATCTAGTTGCATTGCCTTGGGCTGCCGTAAGAGCGTCGTTGCGAGCTTGTGCCTGTTGGTTCTGGTATCGACGTCCTTCGTCTGAGTACTGAATTTCGTGGGCGACTTCGTACAGGTTTCGACCACCTTGAAGCTGCCCAAGATAATGATTAAAACCACCTTGATCAGGCTCTCGACCCAGGTAATTTTGATACCAATCTTTTAGGTTCTGTTGGTAACTCATCAGAAGAATCCTCCCTGGGCAAAGCAGTGAACGCGAGTTGCTGAACTCGGTGCAGTCAATGCAGCGCTTACGCCGACGTACAGAACAGCGCCTGACGGGACATAGAGACCTGTGTTTTTCTTGTCGGTCTCACTAATACTGGAATCAGCCCCGAGATTTGGGACAGGAATTGACAGCGGTGGCAGAGAAATGTTTGTTCTCGCGCCTGCAGAGCCAGAGGAGATTGTTGCGTTCGCGACACAGACCGTATTCGCTGCTGTAATCGATGCAGCTGATGCCGCAATGCTCAAAAACACCAGGACTTGCGATGCTGTCGTGCTCGCCTCGTTGGCAATGATGGAAATGCTGTCAACAACAGCACCATCATTGGTCAAGCAGTCAACAAGGAGGACACAGCCGCCACCGCTTGGCGTGTTGAAATTAGTCGCTGTAGTTAGTGCAGCAGCACCACCCAGCGTTGCGAATGAATGCAGCGGCCGGTCAACCAGCAGCGGCATCTTATTGGAACTACTGGTTGCCAATGTACGACTCCCGTTTTATTAAGTTTAATTGGTCTTTTCAGCCTTCTCCGGACGCTTAGCAGCTCGCTGTGGCCCTGCACCAAAGCCGGTGAATCCTGTATTCATGCCACGCGGTTCAGACATGTCACTGCCAGGACCACGAGTCTCAATGAAGCTGACATTATCCAGCTTCTTGTCGATATCAGGAGCAGCGAAGTATTTGCCAAACTGAGTTGCATCCGTCAGAACAGGAACTTGCGCCTGTTCAATCCTCTCAGCATCTCCATAGGGATTGCGATAGAAGACGTTGTCCGCATCACTTGAGCTAGGCGGTTCGTGCATGCTGCGCTTTGGCACGAATGACTGTTGATTGTTTGGATTATTGGGTACTAACGTTTCGCCAGTGAAGTATTTTTGAGCCGCACGTTGTGCGTCTGCATTTTCGTACCACTTGTTGAATTGAAGTTCCCGTTTGGCTCCTTCGCGGTGCTTGGTGAAATCTTGATTAGAGGGGTGTGGCTTTGACATTACTTACCTGCGTACCTCGTGAAGAGCTGCATGCCACCGCCAAAAACTGGCAGTTCGCCTTTGTTGGCCATGTTCCAAATTTGTGAAGGCTCAACGCCTCCATATGCTGCTGCACTTGCAGGCTGCATCTTTGGGCTGAAAAGCGGAATGGCGCTTTCAGTTTTCATTGCCTGCTCTGCGACAGGCTGCTCACCCTTTTGCTGCATTGCGTCCCGATTCATTTGACCGGGCTCGCCAGGAGTATTGCCAAAATTCAGGCCTTCCAGTTGCGCACCAGCGCGGAACATGTCAACAACCTCCTGGCGGTTGACCTGATTCACGGCATTCTGTGCATCCTGGATATTGGTCCGGCCTGTGGCGGGATTGACCTTCGCTGCTTGCTTTCGACTATCAATCGCCTCCAGGTCGTTGCCTTCAGGCATTTTCAGCTGGGTTCCGCCGTACTCGGTCGTTGTCTCATTGACAAGACCCTTTGCACGTTGCTTCTCCATGAACTGCTCCACCATGGGAGTACCCTCATGGGCCTTCATCCAGGCTTGGATGTCAGCACGCTCCGAATAGCCGACCTCGTTTGAGCGAGGGGCATTGGCGAATGCATCTTGCGCAGTACTGCCTCCGTACTGCTGCATCATTTGCGTGTACACCTCGTCGCGAGCGGCGTTCCGATCGATGATCGGCTCGATGTTCTGAGCTGGTGCCTGAGCTTGTGCTTGATTGCCAGATGGCCAAGTCGAAGGATCTACCGGCTGACCGACCTGGAATCCAGGCGTGTCAGCAGCACTAGCAGGGAGCCCTCCATACGGCAAAGGCTTCTCAACAGAAACCGGTCGCCCACGATTGTTTCGCTCAACAATGGTCATATCGCGGATACGCTGCTCGGCTTCTCGCCGTGCATCCCGCTCTGCAAGCCGCTCTGTCAAGCGTCGTTGAGATTCACGCAGTACTTCAGCTCTACGAGACACTGATTACCTCCATTGCATGGCGCCTTGGGCTTGGACGATCCGAGTGCCAACAGCTGTGTCAGCTGGGCCGGGAATTGAATTGATGTATTCACCACCAGCCCGGTCGTACGCATAACGACGAACCTCGTCTCTGCGGTAGTTCGCCACGTACAGGGTCTGCGCTAGTCGATCTGCTTCTCGCAGGTACACCTCCCAATAGTCGCGATCCGCTTTCAACGGCTCCGACTGGAAGATGGCGCGTTCGGTGTCACCCGTGATGCGCTCGACCCGGCTGGGCTGTGGCTGTGTTTCTGATCGGAAGATCTGTGAAACCTTGAACACCTTGTCGCAACGATCAAGGTGCTCCAGGACTCTCGAATAGAAATAACTATCCGGGATCCGTGCCATTGCTTCTTCCAACCGAGCTATATCGCCGGCTGGAAGATTCGCGCCGACGTTATAGCCCAGGTGAAAACGACAACGGCTTTTGTCGTAGTCGTTTAGTTCCAAGACATAACTCGCGACCTGGAACTAATTCTACGAGAATCAGCCGACGTAAATCAGATCAGCTGCAATCACCTCGTCCCAATCCACTCGACCAATCTTCTTGAGCTGATCTAGGTTCTTAAAACGCTCGCCAGGAAGAGAAAGTCGCAACTCAACGATCTTCTTGGCAGTAGCGTATCCAATCCCTTTGACGTGCTTAGCAAGTGCTTCAGCGGTCGCCACGTTCACATTCAGGCGTGTGTCGACCGGAATCACTGATTCGGGGATCTTGTCTTCATCGATCACCTTGTCGCCAATGGGCTCAATGGTTTTGCCGGTTCGCCCTTTACCCTGCTCGTAGCTAACGAGATCCTTAAGGGCTACATATTGGACGTTGCCAGCTGAGTTTTTCACCATCGCGTAATCCTTGTCGTGGTGAGAGATGAACTCTACAAGCTGGCCGTTCTGCAGATTCTGGTACAGCGACATATGGACAAAAAAAGAGAGCGGCTGGTGCCCCAGTCGCTCTCATTGTAGGGAAACTATTCCGAATATCAGGACTCAACCTGATAAGGAATGCGGGTATCTTCCTTAGTCGCCACTTCGTCGTCGAGGTAGTAAGAAACCTCGCAGATGATGGGCGTACCGCCAGCAGCGGAAGAGGAGATGGTGTTGCTTGAAGCAACGTTGCCTGCAGAAGTAGCGAGGAACACCTTGAGGGTGATACCGCTAGTCAGCGTTGCACCAGCGCTGCTGAACTTCGAGGAGCCAGGGGCGATGGTTTCGCTTGCGACGGTCAGGTCAGCGGACTTGGTGCCAGCAGCAGTAGCGCTGATAGCGCCAGCAGCAGTAGCAGTGGCAACGCTGGCAAGACGCAGGGTCTCGCCGTTGGTGCCGCCGGTCAGGCCGGAGGCGGCGCTGCCCACGCCAACGTCCTTACGGGTGTCAGAGACACGCAGGCCGAGGCTGTAGATGGTTGCGCCCTCGGGGATCGACAGACCCTCGATGTCAGCACGAACCTTGTCGTCGCCACGCATATCGGGCGAAGGGATCACCACGTCCCACTCTTTAGCAGCAGTGGAGGTGATCAGCGCGTAACCAACCTTGTGGTAGTAGACGCGACCGGGGATAGCAACCACAGGCTGACCCTGATAGCTGCTGAGGTTGGTAACCCAGTTACCGGGAAAGATCTTCTTAGCCATTAGTTAGTACTCCTATCAGCTGTCGTAAACAAAGGAGTAGGCCACTGTGATGAAATCTTTATTCAAAATTTCGAACCCAGCGAACAGCGACCAGATCATCACGATGAATCGTGAGAAGTCGTCGTTGTTGTTAAGAAGGATCTGCGCGTTGTTACCACCAACGCCCACGCCTACGGCCTGAGGACCGAAGAAAAGCATAGGAGCCGCGACATAAGATTGCGCGGTGCTGTTGATGGAAACGTTCAGGGACTTCTCAGGCAGGTTGGTTGATTCAAACCAACGCACACCCTCGAACAGGAAGCCCGTGGGCATCACTGGCTGTCCACTAACAAATCCTGCTTGGCCATAAGCGGGACCCATGCCATAGAAGAAGTTGGCGTTGGGAGCCTGCTCGGGTTGCAGAGGATTCACCATTCCGTTGCCCGCATAGCGAGCGATCTCACGGAACGCTGAATTGCTTCGCAAGTGCATCATTGCGGTGGGATCCGCAATGCATCTGTAATAGCCGTCCGAAAAAGTCGGCACATTACGTTTGCGCATGTCCTTGACAACCGTCATCAGGTCGTCAGTGACATCGAAGCGGGCGGACTCGTTAGTACCGTAGGTGATCTGAGTACTGGTGCTCAGACGCTCCTTTCCGCCGGGATAGTAATAACCACCCTGATTGCCATCGGCCATGCCGTTGGCGTCAGCCTTAAAGAGCTCGTCGGCGAAAACGCGGTCGCGCCAACGGCGGTAGTCGTCCAGAAGGGTAAGTGAACCGATGGATTGGTGGAATACGTTGAGATTCCCCGTGTCCAAAAGCAGGCGCTGCGCGGTCAGAAGCGTCTCGCGAGCAACCTTAAAGGTAGAAGGAGCACCGGTGTCGGTCGGGTCTGCAGGACCCGTATATTCCTTCAGTGTCACAAGGACTTTGTCCTTGACAATAGAGCGGCTCGATGCAGTTCCCAGGGTCTGGTCAGCGGTACGCTCACGGGAGTCCTTAGTGCCAGGATTGCCCCAGAAACGATACCGGTCTAATTGAACAGTTTGACCGGGCTGTTTCGCAAAATCGTGTACCACCACGGGCTCGACTGCCATCTCAACGATGTAGCCGGGGTGGGGACGATAAAGCTCTGCACCAAGCAGCTTAGGAAAGTCATTATCAATCCACATGGGATATCAAACTCCTCAGCTGAGTGGTTAACTGAAAGCCCATAAATGGCTTTCGTTTCCCTACTATAAGAGCAATTCGTAGGGAAAACTGTTGGACGCCTCGGATGTTCGCGGGCTCCTCGGATTGTTGCTGGTAGACGGGAGCCTCGTCCCTTATCGCAGTCCTGGTGGGGGTTATGTGCAGCTCACTTTGACTGCCGGCTCTAAACAGGCAACTTTCCTTGAGGAAAAGGTCGCAGAATTCAAGACTTTCGTGCCCAGTCGGGCTGAAATTACTCCCTATTGCACGACGCCACGAGCTAATGGAAAGCGGACCAAGGTTCTGAGATTTCGCGTTTCTTCCAACAAACTGCGTCCGCTATACAACCTGCTTTACCCAGGCGGTGAACGCTGTATTACGCAGACGGCTCTCGATCTGCTTGGAGCTCAAGCTGCCGCGTGGTGCTGGGCAGAAGGCGCACGCATCCAGAAAGACGGCACCGCGATCATGAGTCGCGTTGGTGCCACACGTGTCGAGGCCGGCAGGATCCAGAGCTGGTTAGAGATGCTTACCGGCGCAAGCTCACTAATCGTTGATGGGCGCACCAGGCCCCGATTGGTCTTTGACCTGGAGCAGACCAACAAGATCAGGAGCGCTCTGCTCCCTTACGCCCCTAAGTCCCGCATCCACCTCTTCAAGGGAGACGTCCCTGATGTCAGCGCAATTCGTAGTGCACGCACTGAGCTACTGCTTGGGCAAGGGATCGATCAGTCTCAGGGGCATCCGGAGAAGGCCCTGGCTGGAGATCGTCAGGACTGAGACCGAAAGCCGCTACCTGCAAAGCCAGATGCGGCACCTCAAGAAGGCGCACCAAGGCAAGGTCGACATTGTTTGGGATGTCGTCGAGACCGATGGCTTCTACGACAAACAACGTCTACGGCTCCAGGGCGAAGGCCTGTACCGCGCCTATGAACTGCTCTATCCCAGGGATCGCAAGGTCATCTCGCCTGCGGTAATGGACATCTGCGGACTCACCGGCATGGCTGCGCTCTGGGCTGACGGCGGATCGATCTACGGCAGGAAAGGGCGGATCAAAGCAGGTCTATCTAAGGAACAGTGTCATCCGATCTACGAGTGGTGCAACGACCATGGCTTCCCTTGCAGCCCTACGTTGATCTTCACTCCTGAATCAACAAAAGAATTGTTCAAAGCAATTCGACCTCAAACGCATCTCACCATGCGCCATAAACTGGTCAAAAAGCCTCGTTAACAGGCTTAGGATAAATAAGCCCCGAAGAAGAACTGCGTCAGGGGCGTGTGTGAAATAGCCAGGAGTCCAGGTTTTTGCAGTTTCCGTGGGCTGGCAACTGATCCGCTTTGCATTTGGCCGATGTGGAGTGGCACCTGGCCTTTTTACACTATTGATTAACGATGTAATGGGTATCAATGACTGAGGGGATGAATTGTAAGGACGGCTTCTGCGAGTTCAAGACGAATGTCAAGGCCGTCAAGCCAGAAGATGTCTTCTTTGAGCCAGTCAAGGAATCAGAGCAGACCGAAGATTCCAAGATGAGGCAACGGTTTCTGAGGTTTTGTGACGAGCACCCAGATCACGAGGAATGCAGGATTTACGACGTATAATCATTGCACTCTTTTCTTTAGACTGAGAATCATAAAAAGGTCTCCGTCTAATGGCCGTCTTCAACAAACTGAACGGTTTTGTGGAGCACCTCAGCGAGGGTGTTCACAACCTTGGCACTGATCAGTTGGTGCTTGCGCTTAGTAATACCGCACCTAGCGCTGAGACAACGGCTCCAACAACTTCTACTGCGAACTGCATTCTTGCGAACGTCACGCAGGTCTCTTACACAGATCTCAGCACTCGCAATGTCACGACAACGACGTCTGAGCAGTCATCTGGCACCTACCGCCTGGTACTGCAAGACATCACCTTGAGCTCCACTGGCACTGTCGGGCCTTTCCGGTACATCTACCTGTACAACGACACACCTACCAGCCCTGCTGATCCGCTGATCGGATACTTCGACTATGGCGCAGGTCTGACCCTTAACAACGGCGAAAGCCTGACTATCGACTTTGACCAGAGCTCCGGCGCTCTCACTCTTGCTTGATACGAGGTAAATCATGTCTCTTCAGGTCGCGACCGCGTCCTTCGCGTCTACGCCTGCAGATGGCACGTTAACTGCGAGTCGACAGATAACCCCAGTAAGCACGTCTTTCCGTGCTTACGCTAATTTCATATATCGCAAAAATACGGATGTAACTTTCGTTGGGGCTAACACTTCAGCGTCAGCATCTGTTGTTGTACCGAGCCATCAACCGCTCGATCTTCTTATCGTCTTTGCCGTCAATGGCAGCGGCACTGGCAATCCACTTGTGCCTTCTGGTGAAGGCTGGACAGAGATCCACTATGGCGGCGCGATGGGTTCCCGTGTTGCCTATAAGTTTGCCCAGACCAATTCAGAAGTTGCTGGAATCTGGGCAGGGGCAACGCGAACAACAATCGCTGTTTATAGAAACGTTCGAGCTGTTGTCAAAACGACAACTAGCTCTACCTCGACTTTCCCAGACAAGATCCTTTACCCCAACGTCTATTCGAATCAAAGCTCCGGCGGCTCACGCTTAATCGCCTTCAGCGCAAGCGAAAACTTGCTTGACCCCCAAACCGCTCCGTCCGGTTTCACCAGTCGAACCAGCACTGCCGCGATTGGAGAGGTGGCACCTGGGGTCGGACTTCACGACAGACTGGCCCCTACAGGTGCTGCCGCACTCCAGACCTTCAGCATTGACGACGTCCCAACGTCAGCTGACCCAGGCAAGCAAATCGCCTTTGGGGTTCTCCTCGCAAGCGGTAGGCCTCAGATCGTTCAGCCAACGATCGAATACGAGTCCACTCTTAACGGCACCGCTATCGCCCGGACTCTGTTCGTCCGAAGCAAGCGCCTTGAAGCGAACCTGACTGAATTCCTGTTCCTCTACAGGCAATTCCTTGACGTCGAGACCGGAAGCTTCTCCTACTCGGTCAGCTCTCCGACTTCCGCTAAAGGCTTCTACTTACTGGCAGAGACTGCAGAGTTCACGACATCAGTCCTCGACATCACTACGGTCCGTGCCCTCAGGTACGGATGGCCTGGCATCGCAGTCACCCCTTACCTGCTGACTGGTGACAACCCGACCACCGATCTTGGGTTCTTTATCAACCCACAGAATGGCGGCTTCTCAGCCACTTGGGCATCGATTGGATTGCGCCATAGCGCAATTGTCATTCAGACCTCGACCGGTTATCAGTACGAGTTCGATGCCACCTTTATTCGCACGCTGATTGAGGCGTTTACCGGTAATACATTTGGCTATTCGCTGTCTGAAGTTGGCCTTCGCAATGATGGCGTTTCCTATGTAGCCGGCAAGCCAACTGGGCTACCACCTGCCTTGGGCGGGAGCGACCCCTCGGGGCCTACGTTCATGCGCCCCGCTTTCGTTCGCTACGGGAGCGTCAACCAGTCGCGTGATCTTGGGGTTGTCAGCAATTTCTTCGGCGAATTCACTGGTGAAATTGGCTCGCAAGTTGGCACAAACACCATTTACTTCAAGCTTGAGACGATCGGCCCCGCCGACCTTCTTGTTAAAAGAAACGCCGTCAACAAATACACCGATCGTTTTGTTTCGATCAATGTCCTTGACGCCAACCGCAAGCTTGTAGAAGTCAATGATTTTGGCTTTGCCTACAACAACGAAGTCGTTAATACGCCTGGAGAAGAGTCTCTTTCGTCGCTACCTGCAGGCGTTTATTACTTTTCCATCTCAACCGATCAGTGGCAAGCAGTCCCATATAGCGTCACGATCCAAGCGATCCGCTTTATCGCCATCGATGGCGCGGCCCAGATCTCTGCAGCCCTGGCAGGTCGATTCGCAATCGCAAAGCTCAGGGGCGGCGCACTACTGACCGCACCATTAGTTTCTTCGGTTCCCCCGTTCGACACCATTATTGGAACTACTGGTGCAATTATTGTTTCCTCTGGCTCTCGCGGACAATTAGTCATTCCTTCTGGCGTCGCTGTCGGTCGAATGTTACCTAGTGGGCGACTCAAGAAGACGCACAAAATTGGCGGCATAGCCACTGGCTCAATGCCGAATGTAGCTACGCTTAGTTCACAGCCACCGTATGGCGGTTATGGGGGTTGATTGAGCTAATCGATCAAAACCGTTCCTCTTATATCTTGAAAGTCCATGGCATTTTCGCAATACTTTGCGACGCAGGTTCTTGGATGGGTCAAAGGTGCACCCTTTCCGACTGCGCTCAGTAATGTCTACATCTCCCTGCATACCTCTGACCCTGGTACAGCTGGGACATCCGGCGATGTAACCAACAGCATCACCAACAGCACAAACCGGACCTCAATTACCACTGCATCCCTGAGCTCTGTAGCTGGTGCTAGTGGTGGTGGCTTTGAGATCACCAATACTGGTGTGGTTCAGCTGACTACTTCCGCTACAAATAACACAGCACTTACCGTTACTCATTTCGGTGTCTGGGATGCTGCTTCTGGTGGCAATTTCCTTGCCTCTGGTGCTTTGACTACCAGTGTTGACGTCGAACTTGGAGACACTGTCCAGTTCAACATCGGCGCGATGGCAGTGCGAGTGGTCTGATGGCAAAGATCAAAAAGTCTCTCCTGGGCCAGCCCCATAAAGACCCCGTTTACAAGAAAACAACACAAGGACAAGGGCGCCGTAGCCGACCTAAACCCGGAAAGAAACTGATGCGGGGACAAGGCAAATAAAGCCGTTACATTCAGAAGAAAGGCATGCTTTCAACTCAGTATCGGCTTCGACTTGAGTTTATCTGCAAGCGAATTGCTGAAGGAGAAGAGGTCAAGCTGGATGACATGATCTGGGCCGACAAGCTCGGGAAGGCGAACCGAAGTGCAGCGGAAATGCTCCGTAAGGCACGTCGAATCGCCAACAACCCAGACATGGCTCCTGGGGGCCTTGACGACTTCATGAATCAGATGGATATCGGTGATCCCGATCCTTCAAACCATATCGTTGACGGATTTAACTCCGTCGAGGAAATCGCCTCTTGGTTTAGTCAAGAGAAAACTGACGACTGGCGTCAGCGCGACTGATCATCATTTCGGTGAAAAGCGATCTCCATGAGCGCTGTTCTGAGCATTGAGCGCAGCGCCCACAGCCTTTCCTGCTCCTCTCGTTCAGCAGCAGGATAGCCAGGCCACATTTTGATGTGAAAGTCGACTGAAGAGGCCAGCTGTTTTACGGCATCGTCGGTGAGCTCGAATGTCAGTACGATCTTTTCTTTCATTCGTAGGACCAAATACAACAGGGCTTGGCATCGGCCTTGGGGTGGAAACTCCCGTCGCCACGAGTGTCGAGGTGAATAAAGCCACGGGTTCGACCATCACCCAATCCTCCGCTCCAGCGCTTGCTTATCCACGTGTAGAAGTAGTCGATTGACTCCCCTATCGGATAGATGTCAATCGCCATGCCTTTCGTGTGATACGAGCCAGGCACTCCCCCTAATCGCGTGTTTATAGGCTCAGGCCGGAATCCGCTAGAAACTCCGATCGGTCCTTGCCATGCATCCACAATCAGATCAAACTGACCTGCCAAGTTGAATAGTTCATCTTCTTCTTTACTACCCACTTCCGGCTGCCTGCGTGCGTCGTACTGCAACAGCTGACCAACCGTTAAGTGCTTGCTGACATGACTTGAGAAATCGTTCCAATCAACTTTTTCCCAGACATCCAAACTTGCAACTGCATCTTGCTCTAGCCAGTGAGGCAAATAGATAGCCCAACGCTCAGCGCTGTCCTTCAGCGTGACCCATGCATGGACATCTTCAGGGACTTCGTCAACTGCTACAACTTCAATAAATTCATTTGCTTCAAAGCCCTGCCGGCCACTGCTTGACAAATAAATTGATGGAATTGCTGCCTTTTTCAGAAAGGTACTTGTTACGCAGGTGAAGGCGGTCACGCCGTCATCCTCCGACATCCAAACTTCGCCCTCTTCCTTACGCCTTTGCTTGAGACCTTCAAGGACTTTGCCATTAGCAGTCACGTAGAGGCTAAGAGCTCCTGGCATTTGTTTATAGACGCCTGGATCAATCGAACCATCGCCTAGAACATTGCTTATAGTCTCAAAGCCTTCGGCTCGGTAAAAGTTTTCTCCGAGATTCCAAGCGAAGCTGATCAATACCGCTTGCCTTGCAGCACCAAGCCGGTTCCATCCAGGTATTCGAGCCAGCTTGGGAATGTAGTCATGTTCAATCATCGACTCCAAATACCCCCTGCAGACCTGCTTGGAGCATCTATCACCTAGACGTACAAAAGTTCCGTCCGGGTATTTAGTCATACCCGCTCCGATTGTTGCTACGCCAACTGCATCGAGATAAGCGTCTTCCTCAACGCCCTCAAATTGCTCAATCAGTTGAACCGCTTTCTTGACCGCCTGAGACTGATTCATCTCCGTAAATTGCAGCGAATCTTGGGGATGGCTGCACGGGTTCTTCTCCACCGTTCCAAGCGTTAAGCCCGTGATGAATAGCGGCATCACTGCCCAAGCCTTTTTCACGTAGTAACTCGATCTGCTCGATTACACTTTCAACGTGATCGGCTGAATGTCTTTGTGCGCTGTTGGCCGACAGCTGATCAAATACTTCATCGCTGCCAGCCAAACGCACTGTTTTTCTGCAGCCAGATCCCTGGCTTCAAACTAACAGTTTTACCCGAAAAGTCGTTTCCCAATTTCTTGGAAATTCGGGTCACTAACCATTGCCAGTACGGCATGTCCACCGCCAGCGTTGGCTTTAATACCTACTTTCGTTGCTTGTTTGAACAGCTCAGCTTTCTGCTCGGCGGACATTGCGTCACGAGCAATTTCTTTCGTGTTCTGCATAATGCGCTGTGCATTAGCCGCAGAACTACTTGCCTGATGCTGAGTGGCAAGGTTTTGTTCCTGCTGCATTGCCAACAACTGTTGGCCAGGGGCAGGAGCATTAGGAGCGCTATTCAACTCAGCTGAGTTTGGGTTAGCACTCATCCCAGGTGGGAGCATTGTCATGCGAAAAGGCCCCGTAAAACGGGGCCGATATGTGTGCTTATCAGCCCTCTGAAACGAGAACCTTGCTACGGAGAGCATCGGGGCCGGCCTGAGCCAGCATCTGCCAAGCAGCGCCAGGATTGCGCTCACTCAGAGCAGAGAAGGATTCCCAGAAATTTGCATCACCAGCGGGTGCTTGAGTGCCAGGGGTCGGGATATCCATCTGGGGCCGCTCGTACTGCTGGCCTGCGTATTGAGGCTGGGCGGCAGCTTCGGGGTGGAAGCGAGCTTCGTTCATTGCCACTTCAGCGGCAAGACGATCCTCTGCAGTCTCAATCGGGTAGGGACCCTCAGGACCAAAGAAGTCGTTGACATAGGCCGACAGCATGTCGGGGTTGGTCAACATCACGTGGTAAGCAGCGTTGTCTTCTGCTGCTGCATCGATGACCTTTCGGGAAGCATCAAGGGTGATGTTCAGCTTCTCCAGCGTCTCCATGGTTTCAGCGGTCTGCTGAGCCTGGGCAAGGAGAGCATCCTCGACCACCGTCGCGTACCTGTTCAGGAGCGCAGGCGCCTCAGCTCCGAAGTGCTGAAGGACTTCAAGACTTTCTGCGCTTACGTTGGCGAGATACTCGTCGCTCGCGGCTGCGGTCTGCTCGCTGCTGTAGCTCGGCGCCTGTGTCGGGGCCTGGGAGTAAGCCGGAGTTGCTTGGGGAATTGAGGTCTGCAGCCCCGATACGGAAGGAGCCGCTTGGTACGCCGCCGGAGCCGAAGCCCACGCCTGCTGCGGCACCGGCTGGGCCGCCTGCGGGGTCGGCGTTGAGTAGGCTGCCTGGGGTTGGGAGTTCCGCGTCCCGCTCAAGCTGTCGCTGAGTCGGTTGAACGCCTCCTGCCATGGATTGGCCTGCGGGGCCGCCGGCGCCTGCGGCGCCTCCGGTGCCACTTGCGGCGCCGAAGGTGTCTGGTACGAAGGTTGGGCGGTCGGGACCTGCGCTGATTGGTAGGCCTGCGTCGGCGCGGGCACGCTCGATGGGATCGAGGCTGCTTGGGTCACCGGAGCCGGTGCTGTCTGAATACTGTCCTGCATAGGTAAGCTCTCGCTTCAAGAACTCGTAGGCCCGATACACATAAGGAGTGAGATCGAGCTTCGGATCCGCAAGCAACGGAAGATCGGGAGCTTGCGGGTGTGGGATCTGACGCATGTTTTCAATCAGCGTCAGGAATGTGCCAATACTTTGTTGAGTGGCCTGTGCCATCCGGAATGGATAGCCACTTAGCATTGCGCTTCTCTCTTCGTCTGTCTTGTCAGGGAAGAGATAACGCAGGGCTTCGATCGAGTTAACGCCGAGCTCCTGAAGGTTTCTAACAACAATGCTTGAGTTAAGTATATCCTCTGTGCCGTCTTCGAAGACGGGTCCTTTCCACCTCCAATCAATACGTCTATCGCCATCGGGTATAAGTCCAACGACCCCAGGCGGGAGCTGCCTACCCGAGACGGCGGAACCAATCTGTTCCTCAAGCGTTCCTTCAAACTGCATCAGAACTCCCTGGAATGCCTCTACGGCGCCCCGATAGCTCACGTCATCTGGGAAGTCCTCGCGCATTGGAGGTTCAGGCTTTTGCAATCCGATTGCTTGAGCAAAGGACTCACGGAAAATCTTCTCTTCGTTAAAGATGATTAGAGAGATCAGCTTGCACAAGCCATAAGTCAGGAGACCACGGCACCGACGAGTAGCAGAAGTTGCAGCTCGGCCATAGAGGGATTTAATCTCGTAAGCAGTAGCTCCTGCAGTAATACCAAGTTCATCCACACCACCCAAGGCAGTGCGAATCTCTTCTCGATATTGACGTGCATAAAGGTTCTGATCTCCTGAAACTGCATCAGGAGTTAGGTAGACAGCACGGTCAGTACTCTCTACATTGGCAATAACACGAGGGACTTTCATCCCTCCTCCTCCGCCACCACCCATCACGGGAGAGCTAACCCGAGTCGAGGGACGATTAGCGGCGTAGAACCCAGCCTGTGAGCTGATTGTGGGACGCATGCCGTCCTCGTCACCACCGCTCTCAACAAGGTCGTGCTTCGGACGACTAGAGACGAGAGTCGGATTGCCAAAGAAGTGGATATTGGTCCGGATGTTTTTAACCAGATCGTCATGCGTAACGATCTGATCAGCCAGCCAATCAAACTCGCCAGTGGCGTCCATGCCAGTGGACTTCATGCTGTTGAACGCCTCAACAGCTGGAATAAAGCCAAGGCTGTTGGTCAGCGTCCGCGTCTTGTTGACGGCAAATGCCAGGTTCTGGGAACTTGCGTCAAATGTTGGTTTCTCAGTTGTAATCGTTTCCTTGATTTCGTCCTTACGCACGCGCAACTTCACGTAGCGCATATTGCCTTGCGAATCAGACGGCCCCTGCATGGGGCTATTGGCTGACTCGCGAACGGTAAAGCTATAGATCAACTCGATCTCTTCGAGCTGACCCATGGCGTCGTAATACGCCCTGTAGTTCTCCGCGCTGAACCACATAATGCGGTAGGTGTCGCGCACCGGCCGGAAATAGAACAGACCCTTGCCATCAATCAAGAAGTCGTCAACAATGCCTTCCAAACGAGTGTCAATCTCGTTCTCTTCGATCAGCTCGTTGACGAAGTCCTTGCGGAATCCAAACGTGTCCTGCGAGGGATAAAACTCCAATCCCTGTCGCAACATGAACAGTTTCATCTGCGACAGATGACTGTTCACAATCATCGTGTCGACGCCAGCCGTGCCCTCTTTCTTGCGGGCAGCCTCCAGGATTCGACGGAAGCGGTCGTTAATAGACTGGTTCATTTATCTAGTTTAGTTCCACTCAACTTGGAGTTTGCCACGCTTCATTAAGCCCTGAACAACGATATTCAGGGAGTCAGCGCAGTCATCATGGGGTGAGTGGCCGAAGTTCACGATTTCGTCCACCATGCAGCTGAAATCACGGTATTTGTTGAACACAATTTTCTTATGCTCGAACAACCCCATAATTCCTCTCAGTCTGGCAAGTTTGTCGCCACGGAATCCCTTCACAGGGCTAATGGAGAGGTTGTAGAGCTGCCACTCATTAAAAAGAATCCGCTTGAGGTCGCCCTCGAACGATTTCTGATAGGCGACGACCTCTGGCCAGATAATGACGGGTGACTCGGTCGAAAAGTACTGCCCCTGGTCGTTGACCTCCAGCAGGTTCCATTCGACCAGCAGCTCGCACAGTGCCTCGATTTTGTCGATGTTTCCCATCGAACGCATGCGCCGGTAGTCGATGACATAGACCTTGTCGTCCACCCGGCCAGCCAAGGTGAAGACGGTCCAGTCATTCCGCTCGGTCATGCCAGCCGAGAGGTCAATGCCTACGCCAATAGTGTCGTAGACATCGGGCACCTCTCCTTTGACGAACAGCTCAGGTGAGATGCCCAGCTCAGTCGAGCGGACCGGCTGATTCAGGTACTGGTAGCTGAATGCCACCCGGTCATCACTCTGGAGCTTGAGCAGGTACTTCGCTGCCCACATCTCAGGCCAGTAGCTCTTGGGCCGGCCATCGTCGTCGTAGCTAAGAGCCGACTGGGTGATGACCTTCCACCCTTTCTTCTCGGTGAAAATCGTGGCGAACAGATCATCGAAGTGGAACCGGGTGCCCAGGGCGATAGCTCGCGCACCCTGGAACATGGTGGGCACGATGACGTTTGTCCAGTTCGTCTCCATCTCACGCCGGATGTCCGGGTTCGAGATGCTCGCGGCACTCTTGATGGCGTCATCAACAACGATCAGCGACGACCGTTTCGAGGTGATAGTGCCTTTAAGACCCGCGCAGGCAACTGTGAAAGCATCTTCACCCCTAACGTCCACTTCCGCAAAATCCCAGTCAATCGACCAGAGCTCGTCTGACGTGCGCGTCTTCGAGAGGCGTACGCACGGGAATATCTCCTGGTATTCCTTCGAGCAGATGAGGTTCTTGATCGCCGCGCTCTTGTTCCGCGCCACGTCGACGTTGTACGACACATAGAGGATCCGAAGCAGCGTCTTTTGGAGGGCATGTCGTCCAATCAGCCAGCCAAGCAGCAGGCCTAATACGGTGGATTTAGCGGAGCCACGTGGGCTCAAAAGACAGGTATTGGGGCCTGCAACATCCAGCAGGTGCTCGTTGCTTTGCCCCGTCAGGAATACTTTGTGCCATTCCCGCATATGACGAGCGGGCTTCTTGCCCATCAACTCGCAGAAGTACGAGAAGTTGTCCCGCGCCTTAATAACGTGCGGTGGGAGCTCTACCTCGATCTGCTTCTTGACGATCGCCTTAGCTGCAGCCTTTGCTGACCGCATCTTGGCTTGGGAGATTGAGCTTCCTGCCATGACTTAAATGTAGTCAGCTTTCACTATTTATTGGGCGCCCCCTGCGCGTGATCAGAAAATTTTTGTCGGAAATTTTTCTCCGATTACTTCTCTTCTGTCAGATCAGCCCAGATTGAATCGAACGCCAGCTCCAGAGCGGGCAGCACATCTTCTTGCGACTTGAACACCGTGCGCAGGTCACGCATGACTTTGTCTGCGCCAGCCATGATCAAGCCGCGTCGATCAAGCCCCTTGGTCAGCTTGTCGACTTCGACCACATGACCACGCAGCTCCTTGCTCAAATGGGCAATGCGGGTTGCCGCTGCATCCGCCTTGATGAGATCGGCCTGAACCTGTTGGCGCAGAAAATCGATGTCGCCTTCCAGCTTCACGATCTCCGCCAGCATGATCTCCCTGCGATTCAGCTTGGGATAGGTCTTGTTGATCCATTTCTCCAGCGCAGGGAAACTTCCGTCGTACCCGAGTACACAGGCGTAAAGCCAGATTTCGTAGACGCTGTAGGTGTTCTCCGCATACGCGAGGAACCCCTCTCGATGAGAGTTGTCGAGCGCAGCCAAGAAAGCCTGGATTTGCTCGTCAATCTGCTTTGCCATTAACCGTAGAAACGGGCACCGGTTGAGCGAATTGCACCCCGTGCATCAGCCCGCATATTGCGCTCTTCCTGATATCGCTTGCCGATATTGAGCCGCTCTTGCGCACCAGCAGCGGCAACGGTCAGACGATCTTCCTTACCCTTCGTCCGCATACCGGCTCGCTGTTCGGTGCCAGTGGCAGCAATGTTTAGGCGATCCTGGGCACCTTGAGCGCCAATGTTCAGACGATCCTGAGTGCCTTGAGCACCAATGTTGAGGCGCTGCTGAGCACCGGTCTCTCGGATGCCCATTCGCTGTTGTTCGCCCTGGGCGCCAATCAGGTCTTTAGCAATGCGGCCCTCAGCTCCCATCAACTTCAAAGAGTTGGCTGTACGGAGGTTCTCGTTTGCCTGCTGCAATCCCTGCAGGTGGCTTGACATCGCCATGTTGTACCCAAGCGCCATACCGGTGTTGGCCTGGGTTCGGTAGATGTCCAGGTAACTACCGGCGGCGATATTGCCGATCGTTTCGTTGTCCTTGTATTTGTTGGCAAAGTCGGTGATGCCCTGAACCCCTTGGTCGACCCAGATGCCAGCTGTGGTCTGCGGGTTGTAGGTGCTACCCCATGCGTGAGATGTCATCGATCAATTCCCAAACATGAGCATTGCGCCGAGGCCCAGATCCCTCAAAAGGCCCAGACGGGTTGTCAGGTCAGCGCGACTGTTCTGCTTGTCTTGGTGACCTGTAATGTCGCCAAGCATTGCGCGTTGCTGGGCATCGCGTCGTTCAGTGCGATCCTCTGCACGTGTTAGCAGAGGGTCGAGCGCCTCAAGTGCTGCTTTAGTACGCCCCTCTCGAAGTGCGAGATCATTTTTAATGCGGAGCTCGTCTATCTGCTGCCGAATAGGAATATCTTTTTCCGTCGATTGCCGGATTGCGTCGGTCGCTCCTGTGTATCCTCGGAGCGCATTGTCCTGACTTTCTACGACATTTGTGCCGATCGCGTTGACCTCAGTCAGGCTCTTCATCAGCGATTCAGCAACCTGCCTTTTCGCGTCACCGCTCGAACCATTGAGCGCATCCAGCATTTTCTGGATGTCCGCTACAGGGACTTTAGATAGGTCGTATTTAAGTTGTTCTGACATGGTTCCTCCGTTGAATTAAGTCTACCAACCGCTTTATTGGCTTCTCTTCCTCAGCTCAGCTTCCAATTTTTTCTGAAGCTGATCAGCAACAGAGCCCGTGCTTTTGAACTGCAAGGTCTCTACAGGAGCTTTCTGCGCCGACTGCTGACTTGACCGCTTGCCTTTACTGCCAAACATCCCGTCGAATACACCTCCAACCATCTCCTGGGTTATTCCATCTTCGAGGCCCTGGGTGTTGTCTACATATGCATATGAGCTATCAACCTTCTGATTAAATGCGTTCAACAGGTCCAAGGGGCCAGTCAGCCCTTGTGACCCGCCAGAACGAGAGTTGCTACCACCACCCATCAAGTTTCCAAGGGCATTCATCTTGTTTGCCTTCAAGATCTTGTCGTCTGCCCCTTCCTTGTATTCGATATTGGCGTCATTGATTAGCTTCTGCGTCAGGTTGTTCAAAGCCTGCTTAGCCATGCCAACTTTTGCGGCAAACTGCAGCTCCTGCTGACGAGCAAGGGTATCGCTGGCGTCTGTCGAGAGAACATCCTCGAAACCAGAAACAGGCTGCACCCTGCGATAACTCGCCAGGTAGTTTGCGGCCGTGTTTAGAGAGGGAAGCGAATAGGCCATCAGTCGAGAAGGAGGTCAGCGAGCTGGGCGTTTTGGTTGGCGAAATTCTGCTGCTGGTTCAGCGCCGCCTGGTTCAGCATGTTGCCGTAGTTGTACTGCTGAGCCAGACGCATCTGTGCGGCATTTTCAGCCTGAGTCAGCTGGCTTTCCTGTGCACGCAACCCAAGGAGTGCATTGCCTTGCGTGGTGATCGCTTCAGCATTGATGGCGTTTTGGAGCTTTGCTCGCAGCTGTTGCTCAAGAATGTCCCGCTGGAAATTCTCAGTGGCCTTTTTCTTGCCTGTGATCATCTCGAAAATGCCTTCAGCAGCATCGGCGCCCATGTCACTGATCCGACCAGTCGTGCCTGTCAGTCCTGCAATCAGGGGCAGGCCAACAGTGCCAATGCCGGGAATAACAGAGCCGATCTTGGCCAGCAACAGCGTGGTGGCCAGGTCAGTGCCACCCTTGCCAATAGCTTGAGCAACATTCCGATCTGTATCTTCACCGTCGCCAAATTCACCGGCCGCGCCTAATCCAGCGCTGAGAAGTGCAAGTCCTCGAAGCGCCCCTTTGTTTTTCCCCAGCATCTCCGTAACCCTGGAGACCGTGTTCGGCTGGGCAGCAAAGCGCGTGCCTGCAGATGAACCAGTCCTATAAATCTTGTCTAGGTCAACTTTGGGAGCACCTTGACCTTTAACTGCATCCTTTAACCGACGAGCACCTTCCTCGATCCCCAGACTTTCGCCCAGTCCACGCACATATTCAGCCGTACTAGCCCTGGCAGGCTGCCTACCAATCGGGCGTCCGTATTGATCAACGAGCTGAGATGCCAAGGCCCTATACAACTACTTTTCTCGATTCTAAAAGTATTCTCTACACTTCATTCAATGCCTGATGGATGTAACTAGCGAGCTTGGTTCCGTTAATTTTCAGCACCCCATCCTCCTCGAAGACAGCATCAGGAAACACTGTCGCAACTTGTTGAGCAGAAAATCCTCCACGCAACCTCTGCTCAGGATCTAAGGCTTGGTCGTATCTGAACTGGATGGGCACAAGCTGTGCCACCCGATCACGCATGCTCACGAATCGCCTTCACTGCAAATGCCATTTGTGACAGCGCATCATCTACCTCGCTTACCTGCAGCGGGGCAATATCTGTCTTGATGCGTTCGTCGCAGAAGAAGCTGGCGATCGTGCCGACAGTGCCGGCGATGCTGCCAATCGTTCCCAGCGCTTGACTCCATCCGCTGCCCTTTGACTTCTTATTCGCTTTCTTTTGAGCCTCAAGCATGATGTCATTCGCCATCTGCGTTCCCTTTTGCCCCAGGGTGTTCACGCCAGCGGCTATCTCATGCTTGAACTGATCAAGCATTCCACCAACCAAGGCATTACTGCCTTCGCCATCAAAGATACTGCCCGCCATGCGCCTGGCAGCAGGGCTATCTCCGAACCCCCCATACAAGTCATCGCCGAAAGCCCTTTGGTTCTTCCGCGCTGATCCGAACATTTCGCCCGTAATGCTGTACGGGGCGATGGTGTCTTTACTGCTTTTAAGCCTTTCTGAGTCTTCCCAGAATTCGCCTACGTCGAGGCCGCCACCAAGAACTGTGTTTGCCATGTCTTACCAGCTGAAAGGAGTGTTCCACATATCTGCGTTACTTTTCCAATCGAACTTAAAGTCACCTGGACCAATCCCAGCGTCGTAATTGATGTTTGGATTGGTAAGTATATCGGCTGCACTAGATCCCCCTCCTCCACCGCCGAAGAGCCCTGATCCGGAAAACCCACTAATACCGCTTGCGATACCTGAAACACCTCTCATGACGTTATTCCAAGTTCCGTCCTGAGTGTTATCAACCAACTGCTGACCGCCCTTTTTGGCCATCCGAATCTGCTCCTTGGCACGACCTAGTGCTTGCTGATATGCGCTATGCGCCGCAGCCTCAAGCCCTGGGAGCTCGCCAAGGCTTTTTGCATAATTCGGTTTTATCGCTCCAAAATCATTTGGGCCAAACATTGGTTACTCCTCTAACTCCTGTTGGGGCCTATTTGCGCGTCGGATTGATTCTAGAAGAGCCCCAGACAGCGCTGCTCCACTGGTTGCAATGGAGGCATCTTTAATTGCCTGCAAGAACAACGCTTTGTCATTTTCTTTGCGACGATTGCGGGCAACAGCGTTAACTCGTTCTGGATTCAAGGGGCCTTCGTAGTTCCTTTGATTTACCTCGGCAGCCAGATCGTTAATTCGCTTCTCCTTCTCCAAGGCTCCTGAGAGCTTCTGCTTCTCTAGGCCACGCCGGATACCACGACGCACGCCCAGCACGCCAGCAGCACCCGGAAGGATTGCTGTCATCAAGGGAAGGCTCTTGCCCATAAAGGTCACCTCAGGCCCCTGCACGCCATCCATCGTTGCTTTGACAACTCCTTTGTTGCCGAAGAGATACTGCTTGTATTGGTTGTATTCCTCACGGGAGACGTCAGGCCGCTCCTTGACGAATTCGTCGTAGGGAAGCAGCTGACCAGAGCGACCCAGGAAGTACCGGTCAATGCCCTCGGCAAGGAGGTTCGCGCTCTTGGTGGGATCCTCTTCGTCGGGGACTACAGCCTTGTAACCAGGCTGCCGGTAAGCATTGCCCAGACCCATCGATACTGCGATCACAGCAGGGGCCGATGCTGCCATCCGCAGCGCCCTGCTCTGAAACACCGGACTGTCAGCACGTCTGACCGAGGTGTCCATATTGCGCTGCTTGGCAGTATTGATGCCTTGCAGTACTGCGATCTGGGTGATGGCTTGTGGAGCATTGAGGAACCACCAGATGTTCCGCATGCCATCGGTCATGACATCACCAATAGCGCTGCCGGCGGCCTGAGCTACTTTCTCTCTCTTGCTATTGAGCTGTCTCCGCTGTGATGTCGGCCCTTCCGTCGTCTCGCCTACATAAGTGGTTTGCTCGGCAACTTCTGGATACTTATCACGCAGATACTCGCGTCCAGCCCTTTCTTCCTCAGTGATTCCACCCAGGCGGATTTGGTTGATCTTGTCTTGAAGCGCGTCCGGCAAAACCGAAGTTGCACGACGGCCGACCCGTGTATCTCCAACATTCTCGGGAAGGACTTGGCGCAGGGTGTCAATTGCCGATGATGCAGTCGCCATCTGCGATACAGGCGCCTGCTCGATCTCGACACCCGCATCCCGCTGACGAGCCCGGTTCATCACACCTGGCTCAGCCAGGATCGCCTGCTCGATTACTGGTCCAAGACGTTCGGCTTCTGTCTGAATGTTCTGCAGCAGCCTTTTCAGTCGGTTTCTATCCATCAGGTCAGCAGCCTCACCCCATCAGCAGTGACCAGACCTGATTCGATCAGCGTCTTGATCAGCTCTTGTTGGCGCATCTCCTCTTGAGCCTGCGCCACTTCTTGCTGCTCAGTGCCGAGCTTTTCGTAGACCCTGTTGAGCTGCGGCCGAGGCGCTGCCATCACGCCGACGTTGCCTAGAACGTCGCCCGCAACAGTTACAGCGGGAGCTATTTCGCGGAGATTGGCCGGAAGCCTTGAAGCGATAAGAGAGCCGCCCAGGCGACCTCCACCTGATGCCAACATCCCAAGCCCCAGATCTTCAACACCGACCAATATCCGGTCAGCTACTGAAGTCCCGTCAGGCATTGCCGCCATCTGCATTGCCGCATACAACGGCTCAGGCGCATAGCTGATGACGCCTTCGACGACGTCTTGAACTTTGTTGCCGCTTTGCGGGACCAGGGCGGCCTTAACGAACTGACCAGCTTTGCGACGGGCCTGCTTTCCTGCTGCGTTTCGGGCTAGAAGCCCTGCGATTGGACCAAGCATCAGGCTGTCTCCTCGGGTGGTGCATCCATCGGCGGGCCAAAGCCGAAGATGCCGTTATTTAGCTGGGCCATCCATTCACCCATGCCTTCCCTGAGTGGCCCTTCTTCGCCAATCTTTTCCGCGAACTCACCGGCCAATAAGCCTTTATCAATCAACTTGTCTCCTGCCATTCTCGTGGTCTGAGGAGAAAATTTCACATCTGGATTCACCTGCGGTGATCCTTCCGAATAACCGAACCGACCACTGGCAGGCGTTTCACCTGCCTGACGCACGCGCTCGACGCCATTGTTCAGGCGACGAGAGACTGCATCAACCCCGCCCTTCTCAATTTTGTACCCCGGCGTTCCATCCCAGGTAAATGGAGAGCTGACGGACACTATTGACAGTCGCTATTTCTTCAATCTTAGCTATTCAGGTTTTTCTGCTTATGGGCCTCATAACCAGCATTGCGATTCGCTCTTTCAAGTATTGCCAAGAGCTCGGCGGGGTCTTCACCAGGCTCCATATTCCCCATTGGATCATGGATATCTCCTAAGAGAAAGATTACGCGATCTGACAATACGCCTGACTTAATCAGTTGATTAACTTCTCGCCCAGTAATCGCCTCTTCAACCATCAGACGCTGAATACCGTTAATAATTGCCCGGTCTTCAAGATCGTCATCTTCCCAGCCGTACCTCTGCGCTGGGACGGTCGGCGGAGCTTCGGGCTGCATTGATTTAATGGCTGCCTGAGCTACCGCGCCACCCCCGACCCCAGCGAGGATCGGGACCACCCACTCACCTGCAAATCTTTCTAAACGCTTCATTCCTCAGATTCCTTTTTCTTCTTGCTCTTGTTCTTGAAGTGCTCCAGGAGCTCTTCAGGCATCTTGCCGTCCTTCTTTTTACTCTTGCCAGACATGTGAGCCTTGGCTTTTTCCTTGGCTTTGGACTTGTCGTGGTTCATCGGTTCATCATTTTGTTTCTGAAGCGGTTGAGGAAGTCAAAAGCAGCATTCCGGCTTGCTGGTGACGCACCTTCAGCAAGTCCGCGAACTACATTCTGGCGTGCTCCTTGAGGAATTTGCTCAATAAGTGCCCGCTGTTCTTCAACACTGCCGACATTCGCAGGAGCATTGATGGCAGATGCAGAATCTGGGTTAATTTCACGCCCTTGCTGGCTCCCAATCAGCGCAAGACGCTGATCAAACGCCGCTTGAGTGCGATCATCAGTAACAAGGGCCTCTGGCTGGCTCAGTGCACTGATAATTCCCGCCAATTTGGGGTTTGCGTACTGACGACGGAGCGCATTTGCCGCCCCAGCAGAGATTTTTCCGCTGTTTTGGAGCATTTCTTCAGCGATTTGCTCAACAGGGGCCGCCGCCTGCTGCACAATTCGCACTGGCCCAGGCGCTCCCGCCCGGTAGGTGAACGGATCTTCGTCGCCATAGCTGATCCGGTAGCCCATATCCGCCTGAGGACGCTCTTCGCCGGAGCTCTCGAAGTCAAAATCGCTCAGCTCATCCTGAGAAAGCTCCAAGATTTCCTTGGCGACGTCGGTCCTTCCAATAGGGCCGTCGTAATCCGGATCAAACGCCTGAATATCGACCTCGCGGCCCATCTTTTCGGCCCTTACAAGGGCAATACCGGCCTCTAAGTTGTCTGCTGCCCGAATCAGTGCCTCTGCCTTGCCTGGGACAGTGGTCCTTTCAGCCGCTGCACGCAGGCTGAAAATCCTGCGGTCAATCCCCGGATCATTCGACTCCAGTGAACGGAATGCATTGACAACCGTGGGATCAGACATGAAGTCGCCCTTTGCCAGCTCGCCCAAAAGGGTCTTGAAGTCCATGCCGACTTCCTTGGAAATACCCGTATCTCCTTGCCGGCCCTCGTAAGCTCCACGCATACCGGGGAGACCGGCATATATGTCCCTGCGATTTGCGAACGGGAGCGGACCTGTTTCCACAAGGCGCCCACCTTTGCGCCTGTCCCGCTCGATACGGGTAAAGAAAGCCGGATCTCCTGTCTCCTTCAACGCATCACGGATGCCATCAAAATCAACCGACGTTGGGTTGCCAACTCGCGCCATCGGCTCACCCTTGACGAAAATATCTGTCTCATAGACAGGCGTCCGAATGGGCCTGCCATCAGGATCCTCGCCTTCCAGCAAATAACCGATACGACCGCTTTCTGTACGGCTGATTTCAAAATTTGCGTTATGAATAACGTCTCCAAACCTCACCAATGGCGTTGTCATCTTGCTGCGCAGGTCTTTGACAGTCCCGCCTAGCGACTTTGCCGGCACCTCGTCATCTGCGCGACCTTGCATCGCCTTATTGATGTCGCTGGGATAAATCCGCTTGGTGCCGCGCACCTGCCTGTCTTTACCCACGACCGGCACGTCAACTCCGCCATATGCAGCAGGCTCAGGCGTGTATTGCGTAGGGATATTGGATCCTTTTACGAATCCAGCCCCACCGCTGAACATCTCTTCTTCGTCTCCCAACCCGCCTTTTTTGATTACTTTTTTGGCGTCAGGGATTTCTTGATTGTCACGGGGCAGGCCGTACTTGGGCAGACGCGCTTGGATGTCAGCCATCAACTCCCGGCCAACCTTGTCCTCGACTGGCGTACGAGCTGGATAAAGCGAAGCCGGATAAGCGGCCTCAGGATCTTTCTCGCTAAACAGCGCATCCGTCATGCGCTCCAGGTCCGCCCGGTCGAGATTCCCGATTCTCGACTTCGCGGACGGATCATCCATCGTTCCCGTCGCCATGCGCGGATCTTGCAGCTTCATGCGCTCACGCATGTTGCGCGTCGTATTAGCAACAGATTCCGTACGCCCCCGCCCGGCAAGCAATTCAGGGTCTAAATCTGACGGAATAATCGGCCGCGAACCAATTTGACGGCGCGGATCATATGGATCGCCGATGTCACGAAAGCGACCAATACCGCCAATTCCGCCTTCCATTTAGTCCTAATTATTTGTCCCGTAGAACAAGTCTATCGATGCGAACATTCGTAACTTTGGTTGCGCTCGCGGGGTGATTTGGGCCAAAAATTTTTAGCAAATTTCTGAGGCGCAAAAAAGCTTTCCCTACAGGCTTTCACTATTTATGTCGAGTTTCAATAGGAAACGTTTTTCACTATTTGAGCCCCGCGGGCGATTTTCGATTTTTGTTGCGCCGCGCCCAATACATCAAACACCCCTCGACAGTTCCGATTCCGCGTGAACAAAAAAAAGACTACGAGTCTTTCTTCCGTGTTCACATCGCACGCACCGCACGCAACGAACGCAACGAACGCACGCGACGCCGGGCACGCGAGCGAGCGCACGCACGCAACTGCAGTGACAACGGTTACGCCTGCGCCACGCCACGAACGCGCACGAATACGTAACGCAAGTAACACGTGTTGCGCACGCGCCACGACGAGCGAGCGAGCGGCGCCTCGCAGCGTATCGCTGCGACAACAACAGTTGCCCGGCGCACGCGGGCGGGCGCGATTCGCGCGGCGTACCCCTCGCACGTCCGCGACCACGGGGGGCCAAATCGCTTGCGTCAGCGGACGCACACGTTCGTAACGACTGTTCGTGGGGTGTGTGGGTGTACCCATTCATCAGTACGTTTCACATGTCTGTCATCGCTTTGCCTTCTATCCGCAAAGACAAGTCCACCGTCACGATGCTGGGCGACCTGCTCGACAGCGAAGTCCACTTCGTTGCGGTTGGAGTTGACTACGAAGGCTGCGGCGTCATGCAATCCGATTGCTGGGTTGATGACGACTATGGCCTGCCAGGCGCCGAGAGCTTCCGAGTTCTTTACGGCCCTGAAATAGCTGAGCCTCCCTGCACCGATGAGTGCCCCTTCTGATCACTCGCCCCTGCCTGGCTTCGCCGGGTGGGGGTTTTTTGTTGTCCACATAAATCAGTACGTTCAAGTGAATCTTTCGATGCTCCCCACAGCAATCGCGCTGATCATGTTCCCGGTCACCTTGCTTGGTTTCGTGCCTCACCAGATCTCCTGGCTCAACGAGGCTGAAGCGAAGCAATGCCTGGAAAATGCATGGCCACCGGCCAATCACCAGACGATGCTTGCTGTCTGCGCTCTCAAGGATCTGCCTACGTCGCGATAGTGACTGAAGTAACGCAAGTAACCCCTGCCTAGCCCAGCTAGGTGGGGGTTTTTTTGTGTACCCATTCATCGGTACGTTCTTTATCCCGGTCGAGAGGCCGGTCGTTA